TTACTCCTGCTCTTTACTTTCCTTAACTGCTTGTCTAGCTGAACTTTGACCAAAATAAAATCCTATTATTAAAGTAAATACAGAAAGAAATTCTGTACTTGATAAGTTTCCCTTAATACTTAAATAACAGAATACTATAGTAGTCAATAATGCTATAATCTTTTTTATTTGTAAAAATTTCTTTAAAAACTCCATTATAATTCACCTAACTTTCTATTTAAAAATGTTGTGTTGAATTGCATAAAAAAAGAAGCTTACTAAGGCTCCTACTGATAATCCTATATACCATTTTAAAACAGATACAAGTTGCTTTAATTGATCACAAAGGTTCTCAATTTTAGTATCTATTTTGGATTGATTTTGTTCTATCTTATCAATTCTTTTCCCATGATCATTAAGTCTAATATCATGTACATTAATTTTTTCTTCTAGTCTTTTATGTTTTTCTTCGCAAACTTTTAACTCCACATTATACCTCCATTAAATAAGACACATCTTTTGTATATACTTTTACTCTATAGCCTTTCTTATATTACAAAAAAATTAGAGCAATAGAAATAATATCTATGCTCTAATTTTTTGCAATAAAAAAGACCTATTATGGTCATCTAATTATTATATAAATCTCTATTTAGTTTTACACATTGCTAGCTTAAACTGATCATCACATAAATCTAGTATTCTATAATCATTACAATTGTATTTGATCGATTTATTATTCTCATCTATATCGACTAATTCAATATTATCTATAACTTCATTCATGTCTAATTGAAAATCAGTTTTCCATACTCCACTTTCATCTTTAGTCATAGGGAACTCTTTATTATTTAGATTTTGAGTTATTATATTTACATCCTCTGAACCATATTTGTTGTACCAATTTTTTAATTCAATATCGCCTACCATTTTTCCAATATTTTTAAAATTCGATTTAATTAAGTAATAATTGCCGTGTTGTTGAATTAGATACTTAAATTCACCAATCTTTTCCATGATCTCTAATTTACTAATACCTGCATATGTTTTATTGTTATAACCAGAATAACTTTCCAATACTAAAATCCTATAATATTTATAAAACTTATCATTATAAAACTTATATTCTATTAATCTATTGTCTCCATATTTATGATTACCTGTATAAATATCATCCCACTTAGTATCATCATTACTGCCTTGTACTTTAAAATTCTTTACAGAATAATGCCAATTAACTCCGGCTAATCCTATTTTTTGTACGCACTTATTTTTTATTTTGAATTCAATTTTTAACCAGTGATAACCTTCTTTTGGAAGAGAATTAGCATTTACAGCCCATCCATTACTATTATTGTCATTAAAGGCAAGATATGATGGCCATGAAGAACTGCCAACATAAAAAGCTGAACATGAAATTTTTACTTCAGAATTTTCATTACTGGTCATAATAGGTATTAAACTTTCTGTATATCTATCCACAAAAATCATTCCTTTCTATATTAAATTTTAAAAAACATTCTATTTAAAATAAATATTTTATATTATTTTCATTATTCTCTCATTAACACTTCAAATTTGCCATTATTAATTTCTTTAATTTTATCTGATATTTTGTAATTATTACAACTATATTCAATATATTTTTTATCATTTTCTTCTATTAAATTTATAGTATCTTTTATATCATTTAAATCAATACCAAATGATTTGTAATAATCATTTTCTAGCTTTGTAGATATTTTTTTATTATCTAATTCTTTAGTAATAATAGATAAATCATCATAACCATATTCATCTATTAAATTATCTAATTCTTCATTATTATCTATCTCTCCTAAATCTATATAATTATTATTTATTGAGTAATAGTTACTATTCTGTTTTATTAAATATTTTGAAACCCTCCACTCCCAATTAGCATTATAAACATCATATGGTTTATATCCTTTATCTACCAATCCATTCCATGTACTTTTATTAGAACTAACAATATTAAATGGAGTTGCTCCGAAGTTTGCTGTTATAGTTCCACCTTTATTTTCTCCATTATTATTCATCATAATAACAGTATATATCTTCTTTTCTAAAATAATTGTAGAATTAATATCCAATACTCCATTAATATAAAAATTTATAACATGATTATCTAAATCAAAAGCCATTCCTATAAATGTATTTTTTGTAGCATTAATTACACTAGTTTTAATATTACTTGGGAATTGAGATATAGAAGTATATCCTGATAAACTAGCTTCATGAGTAGCCAATCCTAATGTGCATACATTGGGCATATCATTTACTAAAAATTCTGCATAAAACTTACCATTAGCAATAAACTTTGTTGCTTTTATCCCATTATATCCATAGGGAGGAGTTGTTAAAAGATAAGCTGTTAAATTATTATTACTCAAAGTGTAATTTCCTGTTTTGTCATTAGGATTCCATGTTATTAACGATATACTAGGATTATATGGTTTTAATTCTCCATTTTCATCTATATCTATAGCATCCAAAATAGTATGTCCATTCGTAATTATATGAACGATATGTTCTTGATTTAATAAATTTGTTTTTTCAAAAGTTAATTTACTCACATTAGTATCATTACTTTTAGTATTAGCAATATATAATATTCCATCTATATAAATTTCTATATTTGAACTTCGATCACTATGCCATACAAAATACAATCTAATTCTATCTTTAGTAAAGTTAAATTTAATTTTCCCTGTTGTATTATATGTGACCCCATCCCAAGTTTCATGCCCTGTATTATTAAACCAGCTGAGATTACTAAGATTTAACACTCTATGATTCATATAACTAATATTACTGTTAGTATCATCATATCTTTTCCAACCACTTTCAGGCTGAAGTAATTGCTGCCCTATTGTAGCCATCTTATATCACCTCCTATACTTCCTTAAATAATATATTACAAAAATGACTATTTTTCTTTAATTTATCTATTGGTCTAAAGGGGTCACAATTATAAATCATTTCACATTCTTTTTTGTTTAAATCATTTGTATATACAAGTAATTTAATTTCCTTTAAGTTTTTAAATTTACTTAATAATAAATCTTTAGTTATTATACTAATATCACTAAATCCATTATTATCAAAATTATTTTCATCTAGTGTTTGTGATGGAGCTTGTACTAAATCATTTTCATTTAATGTGTATAAAATATTGTTTTTGTCTTGTATTAGATATCTATACTCTTCAATAGATGCATAACTTTTTACCAAGTTTAATTTTATAATTTTTCCATCATTATGATTGTTTGTTAAATCTGCTATAATATTTTCTTTATCATAGTCAAATTTATAATACGCTGTTAATCCCTTTGAATTTGGAGAAATTATTTTATTCATATATTTATTTATTTCTTCTTTAGATAAAACTCTATCCCATATTCTTACCTCATCTATAATTCCATTAAATATTATATCTCTTGTATCTTTACCTAAGTATTGATTACCAATGCAAGATAAATTCTTACCAGCAGTATTTGTTTCAAAAATTTTATTTCCATCTTTATAAAATATATGCTTATTGTTTTCCCTATCTCTAATCCATGTAATATGTGTCCACTGATTTTGTTCTATTTTATCAAAAGATACATCAATTTCACCATTATTCCAATATAATCTTATCTTATTATTGCTATATATTTCTAAATTTGTTCCCGTATTATAATCTGTTATGGTATCTGAATAATCACCTATTAAAATATGTCTAACATTTATTTTTTTTACATAAATCCAAAATTGTTTAGTAAAAGATGAATTAAATAATTTTGTTGATGAAGGTAATATTACACAATTATCGCTAACACCATTAATATCTAATGCTTTATTCATAATTATCACTTCTTTCTATTTTAGTTTTATATTATTTATATATACAAAATTAACTGCCTAATAATTAAGACTTTATTTCACACCACTCATTCTTAAGAAATCATTACCAAAAGGTATTTCAAAATACTTACCACTACCTAAACTACCTTCATCAATTCCATTAATAACTTGAGTATCTATGCTTTTAGTTAATAAATTTAAATCATCTATACCATAAGTTTCAAAATTACTCTGTGTTAATGATTCTTTTCCTTGCAATTCTTTAATAGGTTCATAAGTATCATTTTTATAAAATTCGGATTTTAATGTATAATATTGGTTATTTTGTTTTAATAAAAATTTATTAGTATTAATACTTTCAAAGTACCATTGCCTGTATCCTTGGTATCTAGGATATTTTGCTTTAAATTTATAAGTACCTGGTTCTAATTCTTCTACTAAAATAACCCAATTATGTCCATTAGTTGAATTTGTAGAACCTATAATTTCATATACACCTGAGTCTTTTAATTTTTGTATTTCCATTGGTTGATTTGTATTACCACCTGCATCTGAAAATATAGTGCCATATGAATAAAGTTTGCATTTTTTATCTATTTTAAATTCTATTTCATTATCTCCATATGCTGCATTAAAAAGAACTCCAGTATTGTAATCTTTATCAAAAAGTGCAGTATGCGAATTTACAAAGCGACTTGATGCCTCAGTTTTATGATTTAACACTGTAGGAATCACTTCTTTTTTAAAATTTTTATAAAAATTAAAGTCAGAAGATATATCCATCTAAAAATCATCTCCTTTATATTTATTTTAAATCTATCATTTATCACAATTTCTAAAATAAAAACTAAGTATTCAAAATAATACTCAGCTAATAATTAATTTTAATATCTCCACTAAATTTACATTCCACTTGTAATAATGTGTTACTAGCGTAAATTACTTCATACAAATCTTCTTTAACCTGTCTCCATCTTCCAACACCATCATATTGCAAATCCAGTTTATCTATCTCTTCAATATCTGTTATACTGTCCATGCTAAATAAATAAGCAAATCTTATCTTTTTGGTAGTAACTAATTCATTCCAAAACACATCATTAATAGCATTAAAAGTAGCAATATTCATCCCATTTTTCATTACATCATCTATATTTAAATTAACATCTAGCCATTTTTCTCCACTAAATGTTTTCCATGTGTTACTGCTATCTACACTGCAAACTATTCGTATATTGTTACCATTAGCAGTTAATCTGAAATAGTCTATATGATCTACATTACTTAAATTCATATCACCTTTTGGAATAAGTAAACGATCAAATGGGATAGCCTTTGTCTTTAATTTTTGAATAACTCCATCTTCAAATGTTTCAAAGCCTTCTATTTTTTTAAATAATGTTTTATCTACATTAACACTATATTCTATAGAACTTTCTGTATTTTGAACAACTTCAAAATCACTTATATGATTTGTTTCTAAATGTGCTTTACCATCAAATGTCATCATTTTGTCATAAATAAAATCATTACTTTCATCATTAGTAAATTCATTTTTAACTGCTATTAAATCCTGCGTATTTTCTGTATCATACCTCAAAACATTCACACGAGGTACTTTAAAATCTACTGTGTTAACAGGAATGTTAACGATTCTAGGTGTTTCGGTACTTCCCACTATACCCATTTTAGATATTTGTTTCATCCCTGCGCCAACTATTTCTCCTGCATCTATACCATCAATAGTTGTAAACTTTCCTGTTTCCTCTGAATAAGCTACTAATTGTTTATTTTTCTTATTAGTAACATCTACATCCTCTAGCTCCTCAAATTTTGTAATTCTTTTATCTATTATTTCCTTTTGTATTTTCTCACTTGACCATCCAGTTTTATTGGAAATTACACTATCATCTAAAATTATATCCTTGTCCAAAGTTACATTAAAAAATTCACTCATTAAGCCACCTCCTATTCACTAATAACTAAATGAAAATCCCTAACTGCAAAATTATGATTCTCTGCATTTTTAGTTATTTTTACATATATACCTTTACTTTCACTCTGTTTTATACTATCTATAGTTAAAGAGTCTGTATAATTTATACCATCGAAGGATAGTTGTATTAAATCACTACTAGGTGTTTCAGTACCTATTTTAATATTGTTATAATCCTTATCCCCTATATTTTTAATTGTTATTAGCTCTTCTAAATCTTGGAGCATAGCCGGACTAACATTAGTTACAACATTTCCATGATATATAATTTCAAAATTATATGGACTAAATACCCACATATCACCATATTGTAATTGAAGAACATCACTAGTATATATCACTTTTCCATCCTTATCTTTAAATGTAAAATATCCACTCATGTTACCATCTATAAAAACTTTACATTCCATATCTGAATTAAATAATCTAGTTTTAATTAAATTATTATCTAAATCATATAATTCACATAAAGTATTTTCTGGGAAATTCTGAATAGTTACATAGGGATTAGCGTATACCTTATAATTATTTAATATAAAATCTTCATTACTGTACTTCATGAAGCCTTGCTTGGTAAGTGGATCTATAAATTCCATGCCCCCTATATTTATATAACCTTTACCATCATTACTTGAATAAGCTTGTATATAATTATCTTTTTTAAGTATTTTCCAATATCTATTTTGTTTATCTGATTTTAAATCCTTAATACCAAAAATATGATCGCTATTCCCTAAATAAAGCATAGAATAATCCATGTCTTTGATATCACTAAAGTTTTCTTTTTCAACCTCAATAACAAATTCTTTATAAGCAAATTTTCTTTCTATTTTATTATTACTTATTAGTTTTAATTTACCTGTTTTAATATCCCTAGTTATATTACTTTTTCCTGCAAAATCAGAAAAAGAAGAAGCCAAGAAAAAATTCTCGGCTTCTAATAATCCATTTTTAACTTGTATAAGTTTCACAATATCAACTCCTATACAGATGGTGTAATAACATTATCCATTGGTACTATTTCAGATACCATAACTCTATTTATATTCATATACTCTCCACCACAATCTAACAAAAATCTAGCTTTATCTTTCGCATCTTCAAAGGAGTTAGTTATTAATTCTATTTCCCATGCATAATAGCCTCTTCTTTGTACCATCCACATTTTTTGTCTAGGATTATTAAAACTCCCTTGATTACTACTTGCTACTGCTTGATATTCCTCATAATATCCAAATTCATTTCTTCCATAAGCCATATTTATTTACCTCCTAATATATTTTTCTTTTCAAAATTTTGTGTTTCTATCATATAATGCCTATTTCCCTTTACTTTATCTAAAATCTTTATGATATCTCCGTTAGTTGCTACACGATTAAACTGTCTTTCTATATCCATATATTTTAAATTTCTCCATAATGGTACTACATCAAAATAATGGTATTTCATATAGTCTATTAAATTAGCGAATAACATACCTGTATATTTAATTCCCATAGTTTTATCTTGCGTATGATCTTTGTCTGCCATAAACCATATTTTTTCAGCTTCCCATCTTATCCATCTATACGTTCTTAAATAATGATCTCTACTTCCGCTCTTATTCATTGCTTCTATTGTAGTCTCCATATTAAGCCAATCTAGTAATAATTCCATAATAAATTCTATAGCTTCTTGTCCACTTACATTAGCAAATTGACTAGCGCTCTGCTGGACTATCATTCCCACTATATTTACCATATCTATCATTATTTCTATAGATAATTGCATTTCTTCTTTACCATAATCTAAATCAATCCCTTGGAAATCCATATATGGTGCATAAGATATAGGATGTTTATTCTGTTCTATTAAATGTCCATAAGGCTTAATTCTACTGTTTACTAATAATGGATTATTAGGATAATTGTAATCTTTTATAGGTAATATTTTCTCATCTCTAGGATCAGTTGCTTCTAATACCCACCATCTCTTAATTATCTTTAAATTTCTAAAATCAAAAAAACATTTTAAAATATTTATTCTAAATTTTTTAATTAAATTCATATGAATTCTTTTTGAAATTTTAATTTTACCCTTATTTAAGCCTAATGATTCACCCTTATAGATATTTTTAAATTTATTATTTTCAATAAAAAATAAACTAGTTTTAACAATATTGGTTGTAATGTTTTTTTCTAAAGCTACTATGCTATGCTTTCCTATCTTATGAAAATCATTTTTATTTAATCCTAAAATATTATTAGTTTTATATATTGTATTTAGAGTATTAATATAGAACAGCTTTCTATAAACATATCTTATGATATCTGTATGATAAGTTCTTAATACATTTATACAACTATGCTTATTAAGTTTAAAATCATTTGTTTTATATACCAATTTAGTATAATTATTTAAATATGTCGGTTTTTCTCTCTTTCTATACAAATAAACATTTGTTGATATATCTACTCTTTTTTTATCTTTTCTATTAACATTAATAATATTCTCTTTAATATTTATATTTCTAATGATATCAGGATTTATATTATTTTTAATAATGTGAAGCCTTCTTATTTTTAATTTGTCTACTACAATAATTTTCCCTTTAATTATTTCTGTAGGTTTATTATATATTTGCAAATTAACACTATGGTTTATATCAAGACCTTTAAAAAAGTTTTTAGCTAATGATTTAATATTATAGCCTATATTAATATCCTTGTATTTTTTATGATTCTCTAAATTAAAAATATTGTTAGAATTATTTAATTCAATAATATTAATTCTTTCAACTTGTTTTAGCTGCTCTCTAGTAAATCCCAAATTCTTATAAATATCTAAATGAACAACTTTATTTCTTGCAAATTCATTAATTCTTATTTTTTCCAAATTATAATTTTTGTTTTTTATAAATTTAACATCATGTTCACTTAAATTTTTAGGTAATCCTTTAGTTATCTTTCTATTTTCAATACTTAAATTATAATTATATATTTTATATATAGAATTATTTTCTTTATATAGTAATTTGTTATAAAGTTTTTCTATTTTAGTATTACCTTTATATAATAAATTTGGGATACTACCTTTTTCTATTTCTATTATATTTTTTTTATAATATAACTTAGTTATATTATTATTTTTAGCAATACTTTCTCTAGTATCATATATAAAGATTCCACTAGAAAGAGTATTATCCCCTACATACTTAAAACTACATAGGGGAATTTTATGTAGGGGCATTTATACCACCTCTATTCTGATTTATACCATCTGATTGCAATACAATACAATGGATTAGGACTATTGTTCATTAGACTATATGGTGCTGTAATTTTAAACTTCTTATAATTTTCTTCTTCTTCTGTACCTTTTTTATAAACTAACGTATCCTTATTCCATATTCCATTACCATCCCCAGCCAATACATTAATCAGCTTGCCTCTTTCACCATCAACAGGATGAAATAAAATAATTTCATCAAATTTATGTTTTTTATGATTCCATCTACTTCCTTCCGTATTACATTTATCTACAAAAGTTGTTGTTGTACTAAATTCAGGATAATGAGGTTGCATTGGCATACCTATCTTATTACCTACCATACATATATCTGTAATTCCTGTAGCAGTTCTTTCACCAAACTTTTTTGTAAAAAATGGTGGTATATCT